CCCAGAGTGACGCCAGACTCGACCAAGCTCTGCAGAATCTTTCCGCTCGGTGTATCTAAAAGTTCGACCACCCCGTAGCAGGTCTTTCCATCCATGTGTGCCGCTCTGACGATGTGTGAAGCATTTTTAAGTTCGACCACCGAGCTGTCTGGGTGGTCACACTCTCCCAATGCTCGACTCTCCTGAATAAATTTCTGATAGTTTCGAACTTCACGTGTCAAAATCTCCTCCGGATAGAGGCGACCGTTCTGATTGAGCGTGTCCGCCTTTTGTAGGACACCCTTCATCACAATCTTACCGTTGTTCTGCTCCCGGCTTTCCTTGATCTGCTCGGGGGTGTAGTCGAANTTTAGCCACTCGGTCAAAAGTTGTCTTTCACTCATCTTTGTCCTCCATCTCCTCAATCAGGTGTACAAGGTGTAAGGTTTTGGCAATGACATCGTCGGATTTAACCTCCTGAAGTGATTCAACCCTGTGACACACATCATTAATTTTTTCCATCAAAATCTTGTTATCGCAGGTTCGTTTGAACTTTTTAATTGACTCAAGCGACTGTGTCTTAGTCTCACGCACAATTTCAACGAACTCCTTCGGTCCAGAAAGAATTGAGACCTCCAACACCACCTTTTGCCGGNCGCTGAGGGCGTCACGGTATTTCTTCTCAAACTTTTGAAACATCAATTGACGAACCAGGGGATCCGCCTCATTCTCCTTGATGATCTCAGGTTCCTCCGATCGCGCGAGCCACTCAACAATCTGTTCCTCGTACTTGGCCCTCACAGTGAGGTCGAGCTTGTTCTTTCCTCTCCACTCATTGAGAATCGTCTGTACAGTCGCGAACAACCGGTAGTTCGGAATCTTAATGTCGTAAAAACGCCTAGACTCAGACAGCTGTGTATTTATGTCCTTGATGAGAATCGACTTTTCACGCCTGAGCTTCTGTGGATCGTGGGTTGCTGCAGACTTTTTACTTTCTGTCAGAATTCTCTCTGCGAGGCTCTTTGAGCCTACAGGCAGGTTGATGAGAGCATTAAAAAGTCTAAATTCTCTATAAAGTTCTGTNCCGGGTTTGAAGTGTTTTGTAATAATTTTGACTGCTCCCCCGGCTGACTTCTTATCCTTTGCAATCAAGNAACTGGCGACGTATCTCACCAGNTGCTCGTGTATTAAACCGACGTTGCGTTTCTTATTGTGCTTCGCCATTGTGGTTGTCTCCTAACAAATCATCATCAAGCATCGCCTCAGACAGAAGAGAGCGCCTATTACTATTTATCGTGTTTTCCATGCTCGAGAACATTTTCTCAATATCGCTCGTAATTCGAGGTCTGGCGACTGATGCGTGTGAAGTGTCCTCAGTAAACGGATTCGACAGAAAGTCAGAATCAAAAGGCTTGTTCATGCTGTCCTGACCCCTTCCCGATCGACCAACAGATACCATCTTTCCAAAATTGGGCATCTGAGTTGATCCAGGCCCGTGTCTGACTTTTTTATCCGCCTTGATTGGACCGCCAAATACATTGAGCATCCTTTTTTGTGCCTTGTCGGGTGCATCATCGTCGTCCATGGAAAGATCCAGAATGTCGTCATCCCCCTCCTCTCCATTGTCTTCTTTTTCTCCGGTTCCGGGAAGTGCTGTCAAAAGTTTCCCTTCAGGGCGATCACCACTAAATAGATCTTCACCGGCCGTCTCTCCGCCGATTTCCTCGGCGCCGGCCCCACCTTCCTCACCAGCAGCGCCAGAGGCCTCGACATCAGCGTCCTCCTGCTTGTCAGCCTCTCTACCCTTCTGAATCTCCTCAATTTCCGTGTTGGTGAGTCCGAGAATATTTCTTCTGATCCAGTACCTGTCGACCACACCTTCCGGTGCGCCGGCGGCAATTTCGAACTGTGTTCTGATCAGCTCAAGTTTTTGCTGTTGAGCAATTGAGCTGGGGTTCGTGAGTCTCAACTCAAAATCGGCCAGTTCCTCTCCCTCAAAACCGTGACAGTAGAGGTGAATCATCGCAAGTTTGTTGAGCTCGGAAACGATTGTCTTCTGGATGCGTGAGATTGTTCTACTAAATCTGATGTCCTCCTGGGCAAGTGTGGCCTTCGCACCGACATCCTCATCATATCCAAGATAAGCTTTGGGGATCTTCAGCGCAGAGAACAATTTCTTTTGAATGTACTCAACATCTTCGATCGCTGCGGTATTTGTTCCCCCTGCCAACGAGTCGATCTTCGTGCCAGTCTCTCCCCCGCGCACAGGAAGGAAATAATCCTCATCCACCGAGTATGGATTGTAACGAATATCAACCTTGCCGTTGTCTTTATCGACAATCGACTGACGTTTCAGGCTGGTTTGAGCCTGCTGCATGTAGTTCTCGACGTCCTCGGGAGGCACATTTCCGACATCGATATAGAACACTCTTCTTTCCGGCGCACGTACGATACGATAAACGAGCATCGCATCTTCCATTAGAATCAGCTGGCGCCAAATTCTGCGCGCCGATTCCAGAACGGAAGACCCGTAGGGAAGAAAAGCATCGTTTCCGAGTAATCTGAAGTGGGACACCTGCCAATTCTCGAGCGTCTGGTTGCCGTGAGTGATCCATCGGAATCTCACAGCCATGGGATCGTTGGCATCGAACCCCTCTTCACGCTCCATCTCGCTGATGGAGATCGGGTAGGCATTGACCACCCCGTACTCGGGAGAGATATCGTTGAAGAGAAAGAAATCTCCGTATTTACACAAATTTCGGGCCCACATCACCAAGTTGAAATCGACATTGAGTACATTGTAGAACAGCTCCTCCAAAATCTCCTGGAGTCGACTATTCTCTGAGTACACATGAAGAACTCTGCCCTTATCGTCGCCGCTCACAGTCTCTTCCGCATAAATGTCAAGCGCCGAGCCTATCTCTGGAGTCGCCTCCATTTCACTAAAGTCGCTGTAACGCGACATTCTATCGAACGCACCATAAGCACTCAGGGTGCTATTATACACATCACTATGCGCTTTTCGAAACACCTCCATCGCGGTGGACGCGTCGGGCTGACTGAAATCCCGCACCTTTCGTCTGACTATCGGCCCCCCGCGAAAAAGCTTTGTCAGCCGTGTAAACAGTGATCCTTTGTTTTTGCTCATATTAATCTCAAACTATTAAATATTCTTGTGTCAAACCACATAAAAATTGGTGTGTTCATCTGATAAGCCACTCAAATTCCTCGAGGTCATCCTCCGACCTTCTCGACGACGCGTAAGCATCAGCGGGCATTGGAATAAAGGGATTGAGATTGTTGAAGTGGCGCACCGGTTTTCGTTTGGTATCGTCTCTTTTGTTCACGGCGAACCCCGCCAGCATTCCCTTACTTATGTCAATATTTTTGATCGAATGGACACCAGACGATTCCACCAGAGAGTTTCCGATCGCTAGAGCCATCACCAGATCGTCGTGCTTTCCCTTTTTGGCCTGCGCTTTGTTTCCCTTCCAGATGAACGTCCTGAGCTCGTCGATCAACCTGGAGGACCTTACCTTCAGCGTGTTGTTTCTTAGCCTGTCCTCAAGCAGCGTCAAAATTGGGCCTCTTGTCGCCGCATTCGTGTGGAAGCCTATCTTGGACACGCTCGAAGTGGGATTGTTTCCATACAGGACATCAAACCTGTCCTTTTGCGATTTGAAATAGAGGTTCTTATAACCCAACTCAACCAACTTTAGAATGGTAGTATACCCAAAAGTATTATTTTCGGGACAGAGCAAAGCATCATTGAATCTCTTGCCGGCCTCCGCAAGCAGTGTCGCGAACTGGTCGGGGGGAATCTTCCCTCTAAATTCCGCAACCTGCTCACAGTGATTCACATCTATCACCTGAAATGTCGAGTAGTCAGCGCTGTCCCCCCGCGCAATATCCGCGGATATCACGAACTTGTCGTCGGCCATGGGGTACTTCCACTGCCACACCCCTCCATTGGGTCCCCATTTCTCGATGGGCATCTCCACTTGCATTCGAAGCATCTCGACAATCTCGGANGCGATGAACGTATCACCCGAGGCAGAAAAATCACACATCAACTCCTGTGCNATCTGTTTCTTCGTCATGTTTCTCGTCTCTTTCGCGAACCATTTTTCATCTCGTTCGGGATGATCGTCCCACATCAATTTGATGTAATTGAAGTCATTCTGTCCTTGTGAAGCCTCTTCACACAGCGTGTGGTACAGACCCCCGGTGCCGTTGGGTGTGCTGATCACTATCGNACGACCACCGGTCGCCAGTGTGGAGTAGAGACCCAACCAGAGCTCATCAAAATTTCGAATGAACGCTGCTTCATCAATGATGAGAAGAGAGAGCGCTTCCGATCGGCCGGCGTCATCCGATGTAGGAATCGCCTTGATCTGCGATCCGTTGCTAAACGCGACATGCTGCTTGGTCTTCTCAGTAATCTCAGGCAGCACCAACCATGGCGGAAGATGCCTCAGGGCAACTTTAACTAATAAAATTCTGTGCCACAGCCAGCTTAGTGGCGATGATCAGAACATTCTTATCTCGGTAAAAGATGGCCAACCACACCGCGTAAATCGCGGAGACAGTAGAGAGACCGAGCTGTCTAGACTTGACGACTATATTGAATCGGTGTTCCAGAAAGTCCGCTATTATTTCATCTTGGAAGGGGTAAGTATCAAAAGCAATCGTGCCACGAGTTGGATGCTGAATTTTTGAGTACTTGTTGATGAAATAAGCGGGGTCCTTTCCACACTTTATGATCGCTCGGGCTTGTGATGCTGTAGGTGCTGGCATAAATTACCCTACTGTAAGGGTTCTGTGCATTCTGTAGTAGGCGATCTTTCTAGGTGAGTTAGATGTGGACTGAATTAGCTCTACATTGTCGTGTCCCCCAACATGTGTGGTTTTCAACACGTGACCGGTCTCGGTTTTAAAATCTTTCTTAATGCGGGACAGGTATTCGTCCAAGAGTTGAATCGCTTCTTCAGCACATCTGGTAACTTGTGCGGGAAGTCCTCGCTCGGAGGCAAAATGAACGAGTGTCGTGTACTTNATGGTCATTGTCTCCCCGGCAAGAGCACACTTAATGGAGTAAGTTCCGCTAGGAGACGACGACTTTCCGTATGTGGTATCGATCAAGTTGCCAAGCACATTGACATCGCTAAAATTCATTTTTTCTAACCTCGTTTCTGTCGGGCCGCCAACCCTTCTTCCACTGGTCGGCATTCATATAGTAGTAAGTATCTATGCACAAGGTACAAGCGCCTTTCTCGTAGTAAGCCTCAAAATCTTTATTATCTCGCAACAAATAACCGCAGACAGGGCACGCGTAGACCTCTTCAACATTGGGAAAAATAAGACGATAGCTGCCTCTAAAAGAATTTGACTTGGGAATCGTGCCCTTTGCTTGTTG